TAAATAGACCCTTAAATGTCAAATGAAAAAAAACCAGAACCGGCTACCACCGGTTCTCTTACTCCCCCACCAGTTGTTAAAAAGAAAAGAGGTAGAAAACCATCTAAAAAACAATATTTTACATCAGATGTAGATGCAGCTATACAAGAATATTTAGCTTCGTCTAATCAAGATGAAAGAGATAGTATTTTTAAAGACAGAATATATTATGCTTTTTATAAATTAGCTGAAAATTTAATTCACACATTTAAGTTTTATTATACAGAAGTAGAATCATTAGAAGATTTAAAACATGAAGTATGTTGCTTTTTCTTAGAAAAATTAGACTATTGGAAACCAGAAAGAGGTACTAAAGCATTTAGTTATTTTTCTATTGTGGGTAAAAATTATCTTATATTATATAATAATAACAACTATAAAAAGAAAAAACAAAAAGCAGACCCATTAGCTGCTGATGAAGATGTTGGAGTATTACGTCAGTTAGGAAGAGATCAACGTAAACAAGATATAAAAGATTTTATTGATTATTTTACTGAATATGTAGATAAACATATGTTTACTTTATTTAAAAAAGATCATGATAGAAAAGTATGTGATGCTGTAAATATATTGTTTAAACGAAGAGAAAATTTAGAAATATTTAACAAAAAAGCATTATACATTTACATAAGAGAAATGACTGGTGTAGAAACTCCAGTAATTACTAAAGTAACTAAGGTACTTAAAAAATTATATAAAAGACTTTACACTGAATACGCCGAAACAGGGTATGTAAGAGTTTAAACTTTCCCATATTTATAACAAAATAGTATGGATCCATTAAATCAAGTATTATTCGATGATGTTTCTTTCTCTGATTTATTGAAAGACATCCACGGCAACCAAAAGAAAAAAGCCAAACAATTAGCTCAACTTATATCTGAGTTAAAACCATTAGTACAATCTTTAGGTGATGCTACTGTTGTAGTACCATTAATTAAAGAATATATGGAAATTAGTGTAAAAAATGATGATGCACTAATAAAAATGGCAGCAATTGTACAACGTTTATCTACAGGTACAGCTAATTCAGGTGATGGTGGATTACTAACAGAAGACGAAATGGCTCAACTTCAAGAATTAACTGAAGAAATAGCTAAAACTGTTGAAGAACCTAAACAATTAGAAGCACCAGATTCAGATGGCAATAGTTAGATCAAGAAAAAGTAAAGAACAAATATCATTTAATACTCAAAACAGATTAAGAGCTGTTAGAGTACTTGATATCATATTAGATATAAATCACCCTTTGGCTCAAGAATATGGTAATTATGATGCTGTGGGTACTATATTTTATACCTATTTAGATAATAATAACCCAAACTTACTTCCTAAAAACGCATCAACTGCTTCCCCTTTATTTTCCTATTTAAAATATTATCCCTTAATAAACGAAATAGTACTAATATTAACTACTAATGATAAAAATATTTATGATGGTAAACAAACATCTACATATTATTTACCCCAAGTAAATATGTGGGGTCATCCCCACCATAATGCTTTACCAACAGTAAAAGGACTAGAATCAGAACAAACTTCAAATGATTATAAAGAAACAGAAGCAGGAATATCTAGACAAGTAACAGATGGAGGAACAGATATAAATTTAGGACAATATTTTAAAGAACAAACAAATATAAAACCTTTATTACCTTATGAAGGTGATATGATTTTAGAAGGTAGATTTGGTAATTCTATAAGATTTGGATCCACTAATAATAACAATAATATATCAAATCCTAATACATGGAGTGATACTGGAAATACAGGAGATCCTATCACTATTATAAGAAATGGTCAATCATCAAAATTAGATGAAAAAGGATGGTTACCAACTATAGAAAATATTAGTGATGATGGTTCAAATATATATTTAACTTCTACACAAAGAATTAGAAATTTTAAACAAGCATCACCTTATATGGATTCGTTTAATGCCGAATATATAGAACCACAAACTTTAGAACAATCTTTATTAGAACCTAGACCGTTAAAGAAATCAGACACAGCTATAGGAGAACCTGTTCCTTTATTAAATACAGATATAGATCTTAGTTCTCAAAATATACCATTAGGGGTAAATGAAATACCAGAACTAAATGAAATAGCAAAAGATGCTAAAATTGAAAACGAAGCTGAAAATCTTAAAAATACAGATAACCAAGTAATACAAAAAGATAATAATATATCATTACCTTCTCATTATAAAAATCCTGGTCAAGGTAGTAATAAAGGTGGTGTAGATAGTAATTTTGAAACAAGTGTAGATTAAAATGAATATAGAACAATTTATAGGAAGACATTTTAAATTAAAACATTTAATATGGTCAAATACTGCTGCATCTTCAGGTATTAATAATTTTCCAGGTATTGATAATTCCCCTACTCAATCTCAAGTAATAAGAGCTTTAACAAAATTAATGGAAAATATTGTTGATCCTATTGTAGATGTTTATCCTAATTTAGTAATAACTTCAGCATATAGAAGTATACAATTAAATACAAACCCAGTTATAGGAGGTTCAGGTAATTCTCAACATTGTTATGGTGAAGCAATAGATTTACAAGTACCAGGATTATCAACAGCAGAATTATATAATTATATTTACTATAATGTAAGTGGTTGGGATCAATTAATATGGGAATACCCAGAAAGAAGTATAAAAAGTTGGGTACATGTATCTTATAGTGAATATAGAACAAGAAAAAGAACAACATTAGCTTCTAATTCAACTAATTACCATAATTTATATGGTGGTTCAAGAAGAGGAAATAAAGATCAATACCAAGATGGTATAACTGATGCAAAAATAGTATAATATGGCTTATAAACCAACAAGTACAATTGATTATAAAGGTAAACAAGTAATAATAGATTCAGATAGATTATTATTTAATGCTAAAGGTGATTCTATATTATTATTTTCAAATCAAGCTATAGGATTTAGTGCACGTAAAAGTATTCATTTAGACACTAGTAATAATAATGAAAGTAAATTAGTAATTAATACACCTAACATATATTTGGGTTTAAAATCAGATAAAAACCTACCCACAGAACCCGCAGTATTAGGAAATGAATTAGATGAATGGTTAGGAGGTATGAATGGATTATTAGATGTTGTAGATAGTATTATTGATGACATATTATATAAAGTATCATATACTGCCCCAGGAGGTTTTACAGGTCCTAACCCATTAAATGATGCATCTTTTGTTACAAGAAGAAAACAAATACAAGCTTTAAGAGATAATATAAAACAATTTAAAAGTAAAACTACAAAATTAACATAAAATGGCTAGTAATGTAATAGGAAATACTTTAAATAAATCTAAAGAATCTTTAGATAAACTTAATAATATAACACAAAAAATATCTAAGGTAAGTACTTTTGTTACCGTAGGGGCTATGATAGGAGGTAGTGATGGTTTAACACCTATTAGAACTATAATTGAAAATGGGGTAGATGGTCCTTTATTTGATATAACTCAAGATTTAAAACAACAAGCAAAAGGAAAAGCAATACAAAAAGTTAAAGAAGAATTACCTACAAGATCAGAATTACAAGAAAGTATACTTACAAAAAGTTGTGACGCTAGAGTAATGAATATAGTTACAAAAACTAAAAATATTACTTTATCGTCTTTAAATAAAGGAAAAAATACATTAGAAGGAATAATTAAAAAATTAGAAAGACTTAAAACCAAAACAGACAAAATATTAGAATCATTAGTACAAATATCAACATTATTAGCAATATTTCAAGCTTTACTAACAGCTTTAAAAGTAATAATAGTAGCAGCTAAATTAGCTTTAGTAGCACTTGTAGGTCTATTCGCATCGGGTAAAGCAACTGAAATTATAATTAAAAAAATAAGCCAAGCAGAAGGTTTAATATTAAAATATGTAGGAGCTATAAAAACATATACTAGTTATGCCCTAAAAACAATAGTTAAGGTTATAGCTGTATTTAATATAATACCCTTAATTATATCACTATTTAATACATTATTATCATCAGTTAATGGCTTTATATCTTTAGTAGAAAGATTTTATAAAGAATATATTATAAGATGTATTCCTATAAGTAGTGTCCCTGAAGATCTTTTAACCCCTGATGGATCTTTAAACACAGAACTTGTAGACAATTATTTAAATAGTCAAGTTGATGAGTCAGAAAACTTACAGTATGATATATTGGGTAATTATATTTATGACGATCCAGATGGGGATAATGATGAAGGAAGAATATATAGACCAAAGATAAACTAATTTTTAAATTTTTTATATTTATTAACAAACATTAATTAACAACATGAAAGCAAAAACTTTTGAAAATCTAATTAGAAAAGTAGTTAGAGAAGAAATCGATTATGCGTTACGCAGAGAAATTAAATCACTTAAAGAAGATTTACGTAATGAATTAAACCCAACTATAGTAGAACACACTGAAAGAAAAATTGAAGTTCCACAACAATCATCTTTAAAAGAAAAAATAATGGGTAAAAAACCTATAAAAAAACACAACTTTGTAGGTGATAATACATTAAATGACTTACTAAATGAAACAGCAATGGGTGATACTAACACACAAACAGCTATGGCACCTACAAGTCATCCATTTAGTTCAAGTGCACCTATGTCAACAGCAGGTATGCCAGATTCAGTAGCTAATGCAGTTACTAGAGATTATAGTGGTTTAATGAAAGCAATAAATAAGAAAAAAGGAAGATAATATATGCCATTAATTCAAAGTACAAAAAGAATAAATCCATTAGATCTTAACAATAATGCTAGGATTGGGGTTGCTTTTCCTTTGAATGATGTAAATATGACTTCAGGCACTCAAACAGCTAAAGAACAAATAAAAGCTAATTTTTTAAATTTATTACTTACTGTACCAGGAGAAAGAATAAATCACCCAGATTATGGGATTGGGTTAAAAGGCCAATTATTTGAAAATAGTATAGATGAAGTTACATTACAAGAAAATATAAATGGTCAATTAGCATTTTGGATACCTGAAATAACAATAACAGATATTTCTTTAAAACAAGATATAGACCAATATAGAGTTTCTATTACAATAACTTATTCAATTAAATTAGATGAATCAGAAGACTCAATACAAATAAATTATAGTTAAAATGGCTTACAATAAAGTATCAAATAAAACACAAGATAAAGATATAAAATATCTAAGTAAAGATTATAATTCTTTTAAAGATCAATTAATGGAATTTGCGGAAGTATACTTTCCAAATAACTTTAATGATTTTAGTGAAGGTAATCCTGGTATGATGTTTATGGAAATGGCGGCATACGTAGGTGATGTTTTATCTTATTATACTGATACTCAATTAAAAGAATCATTTTTATTATTAGCACAAGAAAAAGAAAATTTATATAATTTAGCTTATGCTATGGGTTATAGACCTAAAGTAATAGAAGCTTCCAGTGTTGATTTAGATGTGTTTCAATTAATACCTTCAACAGGAGCTAGTGGGGACTATAGTCCTGATTTTGATTATTGTTTACAAATTAACCCTAATTCAACTTTTAATTCTACTGAAGGTCCTACTTTTTATATTAATAATGAAGTAGATTTTAAAGTATCTTCAAGCTTTGATCCCACAGAAATTAGTATTTACCAATATGATAGTTCAGACAATCCAGAATATTATCTTTTAAAAAAGAAAACTAAAGCTATATCTGGTCAAACTAAAGAACAAACATTTACTATTGGAAGTGCTGAAAAATTTAAAACATTAACATTAGTAGATAATAATATAATATCAATAGAATCTATTACAGACTCAAATGGTAATGAATATTATGAGGTACCATATTTAGCACAAGATATAATTTTTCAAGAAGTAGAAAACACAGGGGCAAATGATCCTGAACTTTTAGGATTTAATGGTGAAACACCATATTTATTAAAATTAATAAAATCATCAAGAAGATTCGTTTCTAGATTTAAAGCGAATAATAAACTCGAAATACAATTTGGGGCAGGTAATAGTGATAAAGCAGATGAACAAATAATACCAAACCCAGACAATATAGGTTTAGGAATTAAAGATGGAAGAAGTAAATTAGACACAGCTTATGATCCATCAAACTTTTTAATGACTAAAGCCTATGGTCAAACACCAGCTAATACAACACTTACTGTAAAATATGTAGTAGGAGGGGGAATAAATGCTAATGTAAATTCTAATACAATTAATACAATAGATACTTTACTTACTTCTAATAATCCTAATTTAAATGGTTCACTACTTAATTTTGTTAAAAATTCAGTAGCTATAAATAATCCAGAAGCTGCTAAAGGTGGTGGTGATGGTGATTCAATAGAAGAAATTAGAGAAAATACAATAGCCCAATTTGCTACTCAACAAAGAACAGTAACAAAAGAAGATTATATTATTAGAACTATGAGTATGCCTACAAAATTTGGTAGAGTAGCTAAAGCTTATATAGTTCAAGATGATCAAATTTCTCCTTTATCTAATGAATTTAATAGAATTCGTAACCCATTAGCTTTAAATTTATATACTTTAGGGTATGATAATAGTAAAAAATTATCAAATTTAAATATAGCTACTAAAACAAACTTACAAACATATCTCGAACAATATAGAATGCTAACAGATGCTATTAACATTAAAAACGCATTTATTATTAATTTTGGAATAGATTTTGAAATAACAGTTTTCCCTAATTATAATAATAATGAAGTAATGTTAAATTGTATAGCTGAATTACAAGATTATTTTAATATAGATAAATGGCAAATAAATCAACCAATTATTACAGCAGAAGTATCTAACTTAATAACAATAGTAACAGGTGTACAATCATTAGAAAAATTAACATTTACAAATAAAAGTGGAACATCTTTAGGTTATTCGCAATACAAATATGATTTTAATGGAGCTACAAGAAAAGGAGTAATTTATCCCGCTTTAGACCCAAGCATATTTGAAATAAAATACTTAAATACAGACATTAAAGGACGAGTAACAACATACTAATATGGCATACTATTTTATATTTCCCGAAAAAGACGCTACAATATACAGTCATCCTGACAGAACTAAATTAAACACAGGTCATGATGAAATTTTAGAAATTGTTAAAGAAAAAGGTAGTTCAGATTCAAGATATTATCCTTCAAGAGCTTTAATTAAATTTAAAAATGAAGAAATAAAATCTACTATATCTAATAAAATAGGTTCATCTGTATTTAATAATGGTACTTCAGAAGTAGCATTACAATTATTATCGTCAGAACATAAAAATTTAGAATCTACTTTAAATTTAGAAGTATTTGCTATATCACAATCATGGAATGAAGGAACAGGAAGATTTTCTAATTTACCAACAGGTTCAAATGGTTGTTCATGGGTATATAGAGACAATGATAACTCAAAAACAGAATGGACTACATCAAGTTTTACCTCAGGAACCACAGGAAGTATAAATGTAAGTGGAATAACAGAAGGAGGAGGAGTTTGGTATACAGGTAGTGCTTTTCAGGGATCACAACAATTTTTAAATAGTGATTCTTTAGACACTAATATTAATGTTACTTCTATTGTACAAAAATTTAGTGCTAGTTTATTTGCTAATAGTACTTATCCTACAGGAATAAATAATCATGGATTTTTAATAAAACAACCAAATTCTGTAGAACAAGATACATCTAGTAGTTTTGGTGAAATAAAATATTTTTCTGTAGATACACATACAATTTATCCACCAAGATTAGTTTTTAAATGGGACGATAGTTTACATGCTAAACAATCATCTGCAAAACAAAATGGTGAATTAAGTGTTTCATTATATAGAAATAAAGAAGAATACAACCAAAATGATGAAGCAACTTTTAAAATACATGTTAGGGATAAATATCCAGTTAGACAATTTGCATCATCATCAAATTACTTAAATCCAGGATATTTCACTACAGCTTCTTATTATAGTGTAAGAGACGCACACACAGAAGAAGAAATTATACCATTTGATACTACATTTACAAAATTAAGTGCTGACAACGATGGTATGTACTTTAAAATATTTATGAATGGTTTACAACCTGAAAGATATTATAGAGTATTATTTAAACACACTAACAACGAAGGAACAACAGTATACGATAACAATTATCACTTTAAAGTAGTTAGATAATGGCTAAAAATAAAGGCATACAGCAATATATTTCAAGACCTGTTTTTGAAGATAATAAACCAGTAAATCTAGATATAAAAATCCCAGTAGATGCTGCGGGTCAAGAAGTTTCTCTTATACAAAGATATAATATTCAAGGTGAAGTTGTAGAATTACAAAAAAGACATTATGGTAATACTGATGCAAGTCAAATATTAGACAGATCTTTTTCAGAATTAACTAAAACAAAAGACAGTGTAACTCCCGAAACATTTTTTAACTTATATCGTGAATTATTTTATGATATACCTAAAATAGGAGAAGATTCACATGTTTCTTTAATGTTAGAAAGTAAAAATTATCTTAATGATTATATAGATCCTAAAGATGAAAAAATAGACGAATTAATAGAAAGAATAGTAGACATAGAAGCAGAAAAAGCAGAAATACCAACAGAACACCCACTTTTCCCCAATGGTACAGCTGTAAGAGTAGGTAAAGGACCAGGTTTACCTATGGGAACATTAGGTATTATGCAAGAAGGAAGAGTAAGAAAATGTTCTAATATGGGTGATCCTTCTCCTTTTACCCAACTTAAAAAACCATTAGGTTTTGTAAATAGTGATGGGGAAGTGTTAAAAGACTCAGATTGTTTTACTTTTGTTTCTCAACAAACATTTGATACTTTACCTAAATGGCCAGATTTTCATGGAGTATCAGCGATAAATGAAAACACAGATTGGGGCGCTACGTTACAAGATTTTACCCCTCCTGCTAGTAACTTAACAGAATTAAATTCAAAAATTATATCATCTGAATTAAGTAGAGAAGAAATAAGATCTCTTATAAGAATACTTGAAAAAAAGGCCCCATTTGAAGGATATACAATAGAAGACAATTATGGAAGAGATGCAGATGGGAATTTTATTATACAGTATGAATCTAATGAATTATTACCTTTTAATGGAAGAGGTAACATACAAGGACAAATAAAAATATATGCACCACAAGAAGGTAATGAACAAACTATTACAGGAAAATTAAATGTATTAGTAAGAGAATTCAAAAATGATTTTCCTTCACAAATAGAAAATGTTAACACGACTGCCACTAATGCATTAGTTGAGCTAGGTACAAATTTATTAGAAGGCTTAGGTTTAATAGACGAAGAAACAACAGAAGATATTGAAAATATTTTTAGTAGTAACTTTGTAAGAAAGTTAGAAGGTATTAGACAAGATATAGAAAGTGGATATTTTGAACGATATATATGGACAACAGATCCCGATAAGCTTGAAGCAGGAAATGCTAAATTTTATTGGGTAAAAAGCGGTACTAGTGTATATAAAGCATATGCTTTAAAACAAACAGATAGAGCTATATTCTTAACACAAGAATCAAGATTTGGTACACTTTATGATGAATTTATAACTTAATAACATATGTTTAAAATTACTAACATATCATCCCCCTCAACATTACCTTTAGAAGGTATTGACTTTAGAGACTTAAATAAACGTTTTGGAAAAAACCAAGATTTTTTAGAATTACAAGTATTAAGTTTAAATAATGAACTCTTATCTACTTTTAATATTACTAAAAGCAATTATCAAATAGTTTTTAAAGATAAAGATAACCTTACAGACGAATTAAAAGTTAATTTTCAAAAAGCTTTAAAAGAAAATGGTTTTGAAGTTGGAAAATTTAATTTAATTTTATCAATACAAAGAAATAAAATATTTAGGAGTAACCAACCTTTTAATATAAAAGAAATATCTCCTTCTCGTAGAGAACTTAGAGTAACAAGTAATACTACTAATCAATCTCTTGAAAGAGGAGTAAAAAACTATATAGCAGAAAGAGATAGTTCGCCATTTTTTAAAGACTTTATATTAAAATTTAATAATGAAGATGTTGTTGGTATTAATGTTTTACTTAATGATATAGTTAGTAAATATGAAATACTAATTAAATTATACGAACCCTTACCCCAATCTCTTTCAATAGTAGATAAATTTTCTATAGTCGAAAATATAATAGACCCTTTATTCCTAACTGTTGACCTACAACAAGAATTAGACCAAGATTTACAAGATCCAGACATATTTTTACAACCTAATTTTAATATAGATACTAGAACTAATAATAGCATACCTTCTTCTTATAAAGATTTTAATAATATATTAAATTATAGTTTAACTTCTTCTTACCAAAATTTATTAAGTTATTTAGAAAATAAAGAAACTATAAACATTCAATATGATTATATAGACCCAACAGCAACAGGATCTTTCCATTTTGAAAATTTTGTACATTTTGGTAGTGCAGCTGAAAGATTAAAAAACTTTAAATATAAATTAAGCTTAATAGAATTATATGATAAACAAACAGCAAATATAAATACTATCACAGGTAATGCATCATCATCTAATTTTGTTTTAACTAATAAAGAAGATATAAATACTAAAAAACAAAATGTTATAAAGGGATTTGATGGGTATGAAAAATTCTTATACTTTACAGAGGGAACTAATCCATACACTTGGCCTAAATCTACAACAACTTATCCTTTTCAATTATACTCTACAACATCAGCTCAAGCAATTAGTTGGTTAGGTGATGAAGGGTATGGAAAATCAGTAGCAAATGGACAATTACATTCAGCATCTTTATATGATATAAGTAATCCATATAGTTTACAAAGATTAATC